GACCGTGATGGTGAATTAATAACAATGGAAGCTCCTTTAAAGCAATGTCCAAATTTTAAATCAGAAGGAGATGCTCGAACAACATTGCATTCAATGGCTATGAAATCATTTAAACCAACGGGAAAAGTTAATAAAATTGACTTAGAATTTGCGCGGAAATATATTCAGTCATTTATAAAACCTTTTGATCAAATAACGAGACATGAAGCTATTTTTGGTAATGAAAAATTGAAAGAATTAAATAAACAATCCTCAAACGGATATGGCATGCCGAAAGGCAAGAAATCTTTAATAGATTATGAAATGAAGACAATAACACCAAAATTAGAAAGAATGTTAGACGAATTAGATTATAAGCTTAGAAATAATGAATTAAAAATAACAGACATTTTAGCCATTGAAACATTCAAAGATGAAATGAGAACTGAAGCAAAGGCAGACACACCGCGCACTTTTAGAGTGTTACCTTTGCCAGTTATAGCGCGAACAAAACAATTCTTAGCTAATTTGTTAATTCAAATTAGAGAAGACATGTGGGAAAATCAAATAGCCATAGGATTTAATCCTTATTTACATGCCCACAAAATGAAAGAAACATTCGACAAAATGGCTATTGTTTTTGACGTAGATGTTAAAAACTGGGATGGAAGTGTGTTGGCACAAATCCAACAAATGATCAATGATGTAGTATTGGACAATTATATTGGAACGGATAAAGACTCTCTTGGCTTATTATTGAGCACTTTAATTAACGGCTTCGTGTTAATCGGAGACCATGTCTATCAAAATACGCACGCCATGCCTTCGGGTTCATGGGTTACAGCTCTTTTTAGCACCGCGTGTTACAATGGCTCAAGTAGATTCAAAGATAACTACTTTATATGCAGGTTCTTATAAAAATGGTAGCACTGAGCTGCCTCCGTCAGCAAGAAACCCATTCTTGTATACAGGTGATTTTTCATTTTAATAACTGTTAAGCATCAAATTACCAGTCTTGAGAGGTAATAGAATAGACCATAAATTTACCAGTCCTGAAAGGTAAACGTGAGGACACTTTTTTAGTTAAATTATCAGTCCTGAAAGATAATTGAGAGGACCTTAACAACGGAAAATGTACTAGTTCTGAGAGGTACATGAGAGAACAATAAATTTGCCAGTCTTGAGAGGCAAACGCAAAGACAAAAGGTGAAACCACACATCTTTAGACCTAAG